CTTGCGGGACATATCGACATATGCGCCAACAGTTTTTGGGGCCATTGTGACCTGACGGAAAGTCGGTGCGCCTTCAGTCGGTGCGCCGTCTTCAGCAACCCAATATGCGCCAGTTTTGGCGTTCAGTGCGGGAATGGCAACATCGCCTTGCAAACCAGACATAACCCGCGCGCCCAGTTGCTTGACAACCAAGCGATCACGCAGAGCGTCAATGAAAGAACCGCCCAAATGATCGGTGCCTTTCAAGTTGCCGCCAGCCGTTGCAGTGCCAATGGTCAGATCGCGTTTGTTCCAGCCGTCCAGATCGGAAGGAAGGAAGAAGCCACGGGCGGTTTTGCCAGTGCGCTGTGCGATTTCGTCTGAACATTCTTTTTCAAACTCTGCGCCTTTCCAATCGCCTGTGACTTTGGCACGAACGGCGCGAAGCAGTGAATATTCACGCTTTTCGTTTTCGTCCAAGTTCAGATCGGAAGGTTTGGAAAGCGGTGCAGTTTCGCCCATGTTTTCAAGCAAAATGCCTTTGAACTGGTCGATGGTTGCGCCGTTTTTAATGGCTTCCTGACCCAAGTCGCCTTTGTTGTGGCGGCTTGCGAGGGATTGAATGTCAGCAACACGGCTGCGCTCTGTGGCGATTGCGTCATGCTGCAATTTGGCAACATCAACGGCTGGCTCTGCCTTTACGGGCGAGGCCGGGACTTGATTTTCTTCAGACATCGTTTTTTCCTTTTTCACGATGGTTTCATATTCAGCTTCAGAATCCCTGCCGATACCAACGCTGGCATCTGCCGGAACTGAAACAATGCTAACTTCAAGAGGCGTCCAATCAGTAACCCTGAAGGATTCCACTCCTTCGCGGTCTTTTTCTTCGCACTCCATTTCATTGACGCTATAACCAACACTGACATTCTTGCGAATACCGTCTTGAACGTCTTGAAAGACTTCATTGGCTAGTGCGCTTCTCCCGAAACGAACCGTCGCCTGACCTCGCCGATCTGACCCAATTTCCGCCATTTCCACAACACCGATCTGTTGACCTTTGTCGTGATCCAGAAGCAACGGTGCGGAACCGCCGCTAATAAAATCCATACGCACCGATTCGGCGGAATGGTCTAAAACTTCAAAGCCGAAAAATCGCTGATATGGTTCTTCGCTTGAAAAACTCAAATCCATTGTGCGCGATACTTCTTCGCCTTCTTCGCCATCCATGCGAACAGCAACGATTTCTGCCATGCGCGAAAGTTTAGGCGTTTTCATCGTCTTCATCTGGTTTTGCCTCCTCAATCGGCGTAAACGTCAGCCCTGCGGCTTCTTCAAGTTCTTGTTCCGATGCCAGGGCATCGAGTGTTTCTTCAAAATCCCTGCCCTGTTCTGCCAGAACTTCAGACTTTGATTTGAAGCCAGCCGCGACAGCTTCGACGTTCGCTTTGACTTCCTTCAACGGATCGACCCACTGCCAGCCGCGAGGCGACCACATTGGCGCGTTGAACTTATCATACTTGCGCGGGGGCAGATTCGTCAATCGGCTTGATAAATAAGCCAGAAGCCATTCATCAAAAATCGGCTGCATTACAGAATCGATAAACCAACTTTGAACACCTCGCCAATGGTCACGTTCATCAAGTGCGCCTTGCCGAATGGAACTATAATTAACACTTTCAAGATCGTTAGCAAGCCCGACATATGAGACACCCATTCCCGCCGCAGCGCCCTTCAGAACGCCCTTGACGAAATCACGGAACTGACTCGTTGGATGCGTTGGATTAAATTCCTGAAACTCGACGCCCGCCGGAAGTTGTTCAAAAACCCCCGGTTCAGCTTCCATGATCGTATTGCCCGCAGCGTCTTGACCGTCGCCAATGTATTCCTCGCCCGTTGGCGTTGTGAAGAATCCCATTTTTGAAGCCGCCAGACGGGCCGCGACAACTTCAGCTTCTTCATATCCGCCCAACATCTTCAGCCGGAACATTGCGGAAGCCATCCAAGGCACCCCGCGAACCTGTTCAGGCCGCTTTGAAACATACGTGTGGAGAATATCAGCCGAAGGCACCCGCAGCGTTTTGGCGCGATTATAAGCCCGATCCGAACCGGGATGAACCGACCAAAGGTGATACGCGACAGGCCGACCAAACGAATCCATTTCGACGCCCATTTCTGCGCTGCCGTCATTTGTCGAATAATCGTCGTTCAGATAATCGGCATCCAAAACCTGTAATGCAAAATTAAAGTCGTTTTTTGCATCAACGCCGCGCACCATACGAATCAGACATTCGCCATCCCGTGCGGTTGTTTCGGCAATCAGCTTTTGAACATCGCGGAACGATAGCCGACCATCAACCGTGCAGACGCCGCGCTTGCTCCATTTGGACCATGCGGCTTCGATCTGGTCATTGGCGAACTTGTCCAGCTTGCCGCCGTCGCGTGATTTGACTTGCAGCTTGATTCCGCTTGGCCCAATGACGTTATCGCCAACCATCTGCAAAAACCGCGCAGCATAGTCGTTGTTTATTGCCATATCACGCGAACGGGCGCGAAGTGTTTTCAGTTGCCCTTTGATTTCAGCGGTTGACGACTTGCCCTGACTGATCCAATCAGCCAACAAGCGCGAAGAATCCGCAGCGTTATAGCTGCGGATGCTGCGAAGTTTCGGCGCGACTCGTTCCCGAACTTCCGGATGTTTTTTGAATCTATCAAAAATTCCCATTAGTTAAATTGCACCTTGATTTTTGAGGATGCGCCAAGGCCGTTTCGCGCACGGTCAAGCGCTTCTTCTTTCGCAACGGCACCCTTTGCGCGGTCATATAGCTTCAACAGATCATCAATAGGCATCCGCTGCAATGCCCTGCCATTAATCGAATATGAAAGTTGATCCTGTGTTGCGCGGTTCTGAATTACCGCTTCAACATTGTCCAGGACGATCTTCCAGTGCGAACGCTTGTCAAGGTTCCCGGCGGCAGACATATCCGCCAGAACTTCAAGCGTTCCATAGTCAACGCGATAACGGCTTGTGCCGTCGTCAACGTAACCTTCCCACGAATATGTGCCAGCCCCATAAGCCGCCGTCGTTGCCTTCGCAACGGAAACGCTATGTGTTGCGCCGTCTGCCGACGCAGCAAATGAAAAGTTTGCGGAAGCGTTCTTGAAATAATATGTCAGCGTCCAAGTCGCCGCGCTGTAGTCCGACAGGCTGCGCGTCCAAGCCCAGGTATCGCCAGCGATAAGCGTTTGCGGTTCGTTGGTCGGTGGTGTTACAGCCATTTATTTCCAGCCCTGTGCGAAGCCGCCGCCCCGGCGCGGCGCTTTCCTTTTAGGTCGCTTCATCGTTTTTACTTCATTTTCTGGTTCAGGCGCAATAGTCTTGATTTTTTCCGCCGTTTCCGCTTTCAGGTTTGCCGACAGCTTCGCCATGTTCGCGTTCAATCCCGCAAGCGCAGCCATCGCATAAACGCGACAATCCAACGCTTCATTTCGTGCGCGTGTTTTGACCCAAACGCGAGTTGGAAACCCTTTGACGTATTTGGTGATGATCTTTTCCGCAGTCAACTGCGCGAAATATTCCGATTCATATTCTGGCAACTGAGGGAAGTGGCAGAAGCCGGGACCAGCTTGGTTGATTTTTAGCCGTGAATAAACCATTTCTTTTGCGGCATCGACGCCGACAGGATACAGCGGCACCTTGCCTATATTATTGCGTGTCGGTTTACCCATGACGGGCCGGGATATACCGCCACCCATTCCCTTGATCGCCCAAACCCTGCGCCCCGCCTTGCCCCTGACGAAGCTGTAAACCTGTTGCGTGTAGTGACCACCCGAATCAATACAGGCCGACGCGATTCGCAGCTTGACGCCGTTGGCGTGGTCGAACGTCTGCGCCAGATATTCGTCAAGTTCTTTCCAGATAGCTGGTGCCGACAGGTCGCCGTATATTGGCGTAAAATCGACAGACCAGCTTTCTTCGTCCAGCCCCCACCCAACAAGTTCAATTTCTATTCGATCATCCTGAACGTCAACGCCAGCGGTCAGAACAACCACGCCTTCAGGCAATTCGTTCTTGTCGTATGCTTCCCGGCGCAGCATCAGGCCGGAACCGTCAACCGTTTCGCCCGAATCTTCCCACGTTTCGCCAAGGCTTGTATTAATAAACGTCTGCAATGTTTCCGGCAGTTTCTTCATTTCCAGAAACGCCGCTGCCATATCCGACATTTTCACCCAGGGTGAATATATTTCGTTCAGGTGAAATCCAGCCACGCCCTTAAATTCAGCCGTTGCCCGCCATTCGCCTTCCCGAACCGCCGCCCAACGCTTCGCGTCATTCCACAACGCGCCGCAGTGTTCGCAGCAATACGCCGCCGAATCCGTTTCGTCATCATTCCATTGAACTTGCGCCCATTTCAATATTTGCCATTCGTCGCAATCGCCGCACGGCACGAAATACCGCCGTTGATCCGAAGCTTCATAAGCCGCCTCAATACGGCTTGCGCCTTTGACAGTCGGGGTCGAAACCATAATCAGTTTCCTGTTCCAGAATGTTGTTGACCGCTTTTTTGCAAGGTTTACAGGGTCGCCCTCTGTGCCAGCGCTGACAGGATAGCGGTCAACCTCATCGCAAAGCACGATCCTGATCGGGCGGCTTGCCAGTGACGCGGGACTATTCGCGCCCGCCATAGTGATAT